TAAGGACTGGGCGCTCGTCGCAAACGTCCATGATGAATTCGAGATCACTGTACACCCAGACCTAGTTAAGACTGCCTCTGAGGTTGCCGAATGGTCAATCGCTGAGGCTGGTCGACAGTTAGGATTTAAGTGCCCTCTCGAGGGTGAGGCACTCATCGGATCGTCATGGGCCGACACCCACTAGAGGTAACAATGAAAACTGAAAAGAAATGCCCGGTGTGTTCTCAGGTTAAGCCTGCGGAGTGCTTCGGCACACGCAAGCAAGACGGCAGAACCCACCTAAATTCATATTGCCGCCAATGCAAAACAGAGAGGCAGCGTGCTTTCAGGAAAACACCTGAAGGCAAGGCGACCATGCTCCGCGACAACACGAAGCGCCGCTCGGACCCTGAAAGGTATGCCCGCGCGTTGGCTTCGTGGAGGAACCGCTACCACACTGATGACGAGTTCAGACACAGTCAGCTCGAAAAAAGTCGAGAAAAGCTCGCCTCTAACAGCGTCAGGGTCACTAGGATAGTCAAGTTATCCTCGTACTTTGAGGGTCGTGAAGGGTGGCTTCGCGTCCTCGCCACGCTCGTGTGTAATCGCCCCGATGCTCAGGGTCTTCAGTGGCTGTCCGCCGATGTTGACGCTCTCTGCACCGACTACGGGCCGTACACCGCCTAACATTAACAGATAAGGACACCCACTAATGGCTGCTAAACCACAGATCGGTCAACGGTACCGTTATACCAAACAACCTCTAAGTCCTGCTTACGAGATCACCCGCTTCAGTGAAGACGGTGAGACTGCGTTTGCAAAGGCTATCACCGCAAATGAGGTCCACGCCATCTTCCGCAAGGACCTGTGGCCTGACCTTATCCCAGCGCTGGCATAACGGACTGTTTGATCAACCACACCTAGAGGCACTTGTGCAACTCTTAGACGTAGCTTGGCAGGGTGGGATTAGCTCCCGCTCTGACCTCGCGCGTCAGAATGCTGAAGTCCTCGCTATGGCCACGGAGCGAAAGCTCGTGACCACCCGCATTGGCCCCAACACTTACGCCAATAGACACTTAATCACACCGCAAGGCTTGCACGTCTTGTGGTCACTCAAAGGATTAACATGATGCTGACATTAATTAGTAATCCAGAAGAGGTTGCCCTGCGCCTACTCGGCGAGGATGCCCCAGAGAATACGCCATATCACCGGAAGGTAGTCCTGCTTCGCCAGTCACTGCAAAACGGAGACACGTGGGCTTGTTCCGCTGTGTCCTTGAACTACGCAGCTACCGTCAGCGCCATGGCCGCTATAGAACTAACAACCCTATTTAGAGGTAAGGTCACTCCCATCTTCACAGGTGAGACACCAGAGTTCGAAGGCTTCTACCGCGCAGGTTACGAAGGTGATTTATTCCACCTCGATAGCATTGATTACGAAGATGCACTGGCCGAACGGCGAGAAACTGGCGAAGCCCTCATGACCCAAATGGTCGAGGCAGGGATTAACTTCTCCCAATCAATGAATGTCCTGACCCTAGACACGCCTGTAACGGTGTATCTCTCGGGCACCATCATCGACTTCACGGCTCTGTACCGTTCCTTTGGACGTAAGAGTACATTCAACCATCCCCAAAACAATGCCCTCGCTATCGAGATTTGGTCTGACATCTCTGTCCGGTTCAAAGCGTTCAGCGAAGCCGTCAGAGAGGCACCGACTGTATGACCTTAGCTTTAATTGATGCCGACATCCTCGTGTATGAAGCAGCTTCGATATGCGAACGTAACATCCCGTGGCCACACGGTGACGCAGGTGAAGTCCTATGGACACGCCACGCTCACTGGGATGAGGCTTGTAAACGCCTCGAAGACAGTATCCACACTGTAGCCGAGAAGGCTGGAGCAAATGGGTTCATCTGTGTGGTGACTGATAGCTCCGTCAACTGGCGTAAGGACATCTACAGTGACTACAAGTCCAACCGCAAAGCGTCCGTGAAGCCTATGCTCATCGGCCCTCTGCGTGATTGGGTAGAGTCGCAACCATGGGGTCGCTGTGTGCGTCCTCTGGAAGGTGACGACGTCATGGGTATTCTCCAGACGAAGCCGGGATCATGGAATACCATCTGTGTAACCACGGATAAGGACCTAGCGACGATCCCGGGTCGACATTATAACTTCCGCAAGGACGAACACTTCGAAGTTACAGTGGCCGAAGCTAACTGGATGCACCTGCTCCAGACGCTTATGGGTGACGCTACAGACGGATACCCCGGGTGCCCGGGCATTGGCTTCAAGACCGCTATTAACATCCTCGACCGCCCAATCCCTGACGACGAAATCGCTGAGGTGTGGGATGATTTGATCGTCCCTGAGTTTATCAAGAAGGGCCTCACCGCTGAGTACGCCCTATCACAAGCGCAGGTTGCCCGCATCCTTCGTGCTGAAGACTACAACCCTACGACACAAGAAGTGATCCCTTGGGTCCCTCCAATCCCAGAAAGCGAGGCTTAATGGCTGAGTTCTCAACTCCCCCTTGCCCAGACAACTGGGAACACTGCGACTTCTGCGGTGCCGGACCTAACGATGGGTGCATGAACCCCGATTACGAAAAGAAAGGAAAACGAGTGTCAGCAAATACCTGCACCACCCATTGTGGGAAACGCCAATGTGGCCCTATGGGTTGCTCCACTTTGCGGGGTAAGTCACCTGCCTCGACCCCGACAGGTGGCAAAGCGGTGAACCTCAAAGACATCGCCGCGCGCCATAAGGTATCCATGTCGTTGGTACCAGAGATCGCGAACATTGAACTAGCGCAGGCCTTCCGAGATGGGGCCAAGAAGTACACCCCGTTCAACTGGAGAGACACTCCGGTGAACCTCTCAGTGTACACTGACGCTATCTACCGACACCTAGCCCTGTTCAACGCAGGTCAGGATCGCGCTTCGGATAGCGGACTTCACCACCTCACTCACATCATGTCAGGTTGCGCCATCGTTCTCGATGCGATCCTAAATGATACGCTGATCGACGATCGTCATCCAATGGTTGACCCTTCAGTGCTTGAAGAGATGCTTGAAGAGTACCGAGCTGTTAACGCAGGTGAGGGGTCATTCAAGGCTGCATAATCCAAAACCCTGAGTAATTGGAGACATCAACCTTAAAGATCACTTTAGGAGGCGCTATGGCATTCCCTACCATACCTTCCGGCCTACTTACAGAGCTGGATAAACGCTTCCCCGACAAGGCCCCTCGTTCACAAGACGGGGGGCTTTTTGCGTTTGGGGAGCGCTCAGGAGAGCAGAAGGTATTAGACCTACTGCGTCACGAATATAACAAACAACAGGAGGCGAAGCATGTGTAGTACCCCTAACATTGAACAGGCCACACCCGCTGCGGCCCCTGCACCCCCAATCAAAACCGCAGAGAACTTCCGTATGCAAGAGCGTCGTAATCCCAACGGCGGTAAGGTTACGAAGAACACAGCACGGTCACGCCGCACTATGCGAACCGATGTCAATATGACCGGAGGCGCTGGCGCTAACATCGCAAGGATGGGCTAATGCGTAACGAAGAAACCAAGAAGACACCTAAGGTCTCAGCAGCGGCAGAGTATAGTCGCATGAAGACCGAGAGGCAGCAGTACCTAAACCGCGCCCATGAGTGTTCCAAGCTAACCATCCCCACGCTCATTCCTAGCGATACGGACCAGAACCGAAAGAACACTGAGGTTGAAGTTGAGCAACCATGGCAATCCATTGGGTCGACAGGGGTAAACACCTTGACGGCCAAGTTGGTTCTTGCCGTTCTCCCAGCCAACAGCCCGTTCTTCCAACTGATCATGGGGCGAAAGCAACGTGAAGAGCTACTCCAACTGGAGGGCGAGGAGGCCGACCAATTCGCCGCAGAGGTGGAAGCAGGTCTTCAGCGTATTGAGTATGACATCACTCAGGACATTGAGCGTACGCCCCTACGGACGAGCTTATTCACAACCATCAAGCACCTTCTGGTCGCTGGTAACTACCTTCTGTACATTGGAGAGAAGCCTAAAGGTTTCCCATTGTACAAGTACGTGGCCTCCCGCGACAGTTCAGGTAACGTCACGAAGATCATTGTCCGCGAAATGGTGGACAAGCGAACCCTAGATCCTGCCTTCCTCGCTTCTTTGGACATGCCAGACAAAAAGTCGGTGACCGATAAGCAGGAAACATCTAACGATGAGGTTGCCATCTTCACGGTGGTTGAGCGCGTACGCGGAGATAACTGGACGTCTTACCAAGAGGTTCTCGATAAGGAAGTTCCCGGCACCCGAGGTGCATACCAAACGGCCACCTTGCCTTGGCTCGCCCTTCGGATGATCCCGGTGGATGGCGAAGATTACGGGCGGAGCTACTGTGAGGAACTTTACGGCGACCTAAACTCGGCCAACAGCCTGACTAAGGCACTGGTCCAAGGTGGTATGCTTTCAGCTAAGATGATCTGGCTCCTGAACCCTAACGGCTTGACGGACCTCGACGACATCGAAGAGGCTTCCAACGGTGACATTGTCCCGGGACGCTCTGAGGACCTAAACGCTTTACGAGCTGAGAAGATGGCCGACTTTACGGTCGCTGAACGAACCCTTCAGGGTATCATCGCGCGCCTCGAGAGAGCCTATCTTATGAACTCGTCTGTCCAACGGGCAGGTGAGCGCGTAACTGCGTTTGAGATCAGTGCGATGACGCAGGAACTCGAAGACGTCCTTGGTGGCTACTACTCGCTATTGGCCCAAGAACTTCAGCTTCCTATCGTACGCCGCTGGATGGTCATTATGGAACGCCGTGGCGACTTACCGAAGTTACCTAAGGGTTCCGTTGAACCTATGATCGTAACAGGCATAGACGCTCTTGGCCGTGGTCAGGACCTATCGCGCCTCCGAGGCTTCTCTCAGGACCTTCAAGGTCTTGCTACAGTAGTGCCTCAGGTTGCTCGTCGAATTAAAGATGACGAACTCATTCAACGCTTCGCTAATGGCCACAACGTGGACATCGCGGGCTTAATCAAATCGAACGAAGAGCTTGCCGCAGAAGATGCCCAAGCTCAAGAACAGCAGATGCAACAGTCAATGCTGGACAAGGGCACAGGCCCAGCCGTCCAAGCTATGGCTAAAGCCGCCGCAGAAGGAAACCAATAATGTCAACAGAAGACCAAGGCGTGTCGGTAGGACCTACACTTGACAGCCTGTCAGACACAACAGAAGACTTTGTGGAAGTCCGACTGAGTCCTGAAGAGGCCTCGAAAGCGCCGACTGAAACCGCAGAGACACCTGAAGAGCAGGTAACGAAAGAGACGACTGAAACCAAACCATCCAAGATGGGCGAAGAAGAGACCTCTGAGGAAACTGAAGAAGAGACTTCTGAGGAAACTGAAGAAGAGGCCTCTGAAGTTGAAGTCTTCGACGTTGAGCCTTTCGCATCTGAGTTCTTCGAGAACGGTGAGCTTAGCGAAGATAGTCGTGGTAAGATCGACGAAAAGCTGAAGGCATCCGGTCTAGCGCCTGAGATGGCTGACACGTACTTCGAAGGTCTCAAGGCTATCCAAACACTCCGAGGTAACGAGCTTTTTGAAGCTGCCGGGAGTAAGGAAGACTTCGACAAGCTCTGCGCTTGGGGCACTCAGAACCTCCCGAAGGAACAGCAGGACGCGTTCAACAATGCAACAACCGCTGCTATCCTTCAAGGTGACAACACCGCCGCTAAGATGCTCATTGCTGCCGTCAAGGCTCAGATGGGTGGCGGCGAGCCGAACTACGTCAAGACGACCAACTCGACACCTGATGGTATCAAACCGTTTATGAGTCAGGCTGAAGTTACAACAGCCATGAGAGACCCGCGTTACAAGCGTGGTGAGCGGTCCTACATTACCGAAGTTCAGCAGCGCCTAGCAATCTCGGATTACTAAGGTGGCTATCTGGTCCCTCATCGGTGAAGGCATCCTCGGAATTGTCAAGGATGTCTTCGAGACGCGTAAGGCGACAGCCGAGGCGAAGATGCGCCTAGAGATCGCTAAGTTCGAAAGCAAGGCCCGTATTGAGGAAGCGCGCGCTACCGCTGTAATCAACATGGCGGCGAACGCTCAAGAGCATACCCAAGAGTGGGAACAGATCATGGCTCGCAACAGCGATAAGAGCTGGAAGGATGAGTACATGCTACTCCTCTTCTCGGTACCTCTGGTCCTCTCATTTATCCCCGGTGGTAAGGAACTCGTCACTGACGGCTTCTCGGCACTGGAGGGTGTACCCCCTTGGTACATCCAGATCGTCTTAGCTGGTGCTGCCGTGTCTTACGGTATCCGCAGCTTAACTAACCTCCCTGTTCGTCTTCCGCATTTTGGGAAGAATAGCCCGTTGACCTCTAAGGGGCCGGGAGGTATATCCTAAAGTTCATGTGACTCTCCAGTCATGTGTGTGTGTGAACTTGGCCCTCGTTCTTCGGAGCGGGGGTCATTCTTTACGAGTTCCCCATACGCGAAACCGTATAAGACCCCTCCCATTCCAATACGCGAATGCGACCCTCGTGAGAGCAACGCTCCGTTAACACGAGAGCCGAGGGGTTACTCATTCACCTTGGTGCGTCCCTGCCTTGCATACGCCCGAGGTTTTTTATCTTCCCGATCAGGAAGTTTTATCCAAAATTCATGCACCTGCTGGTATAATGTTACCGAGCGGGAATATACCTTTGTGACGCCAAGCATGTGCTGCTTCTTAGTTAGGCAGCTTGGCCCAATCTTCTACTCAATTACAACGAGACATCTAGTAGCTCGAACCCTGCGGGGATCGCCAACGATAGCTCTGAGTACCCGAGAGAGGACCCAAGGCCGCTTCAACTTCAAGCGAAACCTTATGTCACGAAAGGATGCACCTAATGGCTGCACCAGATTTCACTCTAGTACGCGGTGGTCAGATCAATCAAGCTGGCGATGACCGCGCCCTATTCCTTAAGACTTACGGCGGTGAGGTGTTCACTGCGTATTCGGAGACTAACGTCTTCGGTTCACGCACGTACACACGTACACTGCAATCAGGTAAGTCTGCCCAGTTCCCGTCTGTAGGCGGTAAGACCGCGAGCTACCATGTTCCCGGTACCATGACTACAGGTCAGGCTGGTAACCTATCTGAGACCATCATCACAGTCGACGACTTCCTCGAAGCTGCTACAGCTATCGCCGAGATCGACCAAGCGATGTCTCACTTCGACTACCGTGGTCCGTTCTCTACTGAGGATGGCCGCGCAATTGCACGTCTCTATGACGCGAACGTTGCTCGTATGCTGATCAAAGCTGCGATGAATACAACTTCTCGCTTCGCAGGTACAGGCGACGTTTACGAAGCTAAGACAGTCGGTAAGATCATCGACAGCTCTGGTGTCTCGACTGATGTTGCTAAGCTAAAGGCCGCTCTTGTGGCTGGCGCTATCAACTACGACGAGAAGGACATCCCGGAGGAGGATCGTTACTTCGGTCTCAAACCTGCCCAGTACCACCTGTTGGCATCTGACAACGAGACTATCAGCTCTGACTACGGCTCTATCGCCGATCAGGCTACAGCTAAGGTCCGTCAGCTTCACACGTTCAACCTCGTGAAGACGAACAACGTCCCAACAGGCAACGTCACTGGTACGCACAACAGTAAGTATGATGTTGATGCGACTGATGTTGTCGGCATCGGCTGGCGTCCGGGCGCGGTTGGTACCGTCAAAGTACGCGACCTATCTGTTGGCATGACTGGTAACGACTACAAAGTCACTCACAACGCTACGCTGGTTACAAGCCGTATGCTCGTGGGTCACGGCGAGTTGCGCCCAGAAGAAGCATTCGTCGTCCGCGACCGTGTTTAGTCCGTAATGACCTAACGGTCACAAACCCAGAGGGGGTCCTATTACAGGGCCTCCTCTTTTTTGCTTTAGGAGAAACCTCCAATGAATACCTCACCACTCACAGAGTTAGACGCGGTGAATATCATCCTCCGTAACGATGGAGAGGCCCCTGTGGCTTCACTGGACGAGAGTGGCTTTAGCGAAGCAGCTGATGCTGCCGCAGCACTGGAGGAAGTATCGCGCACAGTACAAGATGGAGGCTGGGCCTTCAACACAGATTACAGCCGTAAGATGCTCCCCGATGTTAGCCAAGAGATCGTCCTCCCGGATACGACACTTTGGATTCGCCCAACGTACGTCTCAGCGAACCTTTCCGTGGTCGAGCGTGGCCGTAAACTGTACGACCTATCGAACAACACTTACGAGTTCAAGCAGGCTGTCTACCTAGACATATGTCAGATGCTGGACTTCACCGAGCTACCAAGTTCTGCCCGTTACTACATCACCCTTCGCGCCGCCCGGTTATACCAAGCGCGTTCAACTGGCTCTCCACGTCAGAACTCTTTCACAGAGATCGACGAGATGCGAGCGCAAGCCTCCCTCAAGAAGGCTGACAACCGCGCACGTCCTCGAGGTCACTTCAGGACTGCCCGGGGCCGCAGGGACATCCTACGGAGACCTATCTAATGTCTTTGATAAACCAACCAATCCCTAACCTGTTCGGGGGTGTCTCTCAACAGACGCCCCTGTCTAGATACCTCAACCAACTGGAGGAGATGGACAACTGCCTAGCCGACCCTATTGAAGGCTTACGAAAGCGTCCCCCTACGGAACACGTTGCGCGCATCCTAGACTCCGCATCAAACGTCTACAACTCCACAAAACACTTCTTCAAGATCGACCGGGACCCTGACAACAGGTTCCTAGGTGTCGTAACTGACGGAGGGCATGTTAAGGTCTTTGACATCACAACAGGTGAAGAGAAGACGGTAACAGGGAACCAGCAAGAGTACCTAGGGTGTACCGATGCGTCTACCGCTATCCGTACGCTCACTGTGGCCGACTACACGTACATCGTGAACCGAGAGGTTGCCGTAAGCCGCGCCCCTGCTACGGCCCCTGACCGACCTTTCGAGGGTCTAATCTTCGTTAAGGCGGGGAACTACGGTAAAGAGTACGCCGCAAGCATTGTATGGGCGGACGATAGTACCCCTACCGTGGCCTCTTACGAGACTCAAGATGGTTCTGATCCTATCCACATCGACAGTGTCAAGACCACTACTATCGCTGAGGCACTCGCCTCTGGGCTACGTGCAGGCATCAACCCCCCGGCGATTGTAGAGGTCATTGGGTCTGTCATCTACGTGGCCGACCCTACTACCGACTTCACTATTAAGACTGAAGACGACCAAGGGGGTGACGCGTGTCCTAGCTTTAAGGATAGCATTCAGCGTTTCTCCGAGCTTCCGCCCAAAGCTAAGGAAGGTCTTATCCTCCGCATTGCAGGGGACCAGACTTCCAGCTTCGATGATTACTTCGTCCGCTTCGATGGTACCGTCTGGGAAGAAACCATACAACCGGGACTGTCCACGTCTCTCGCCCCTGACACAATGCCATTGGCTTTAATCAGGAACCCCGACAACACCTTCAAGGTTGAGACATTACCTTGGGTTGACCGGAAGGTAGGTGATGAAGAGAGCGTACCGTTCCCTTCGTTTGAGGGCTTCCCTATACGATCAATGTTCTACTTCAGGAACCGCTTAGGTTTCCTAGCAGATGAGAACGTGATCCTATCGCAGGCCGGAGATTACTTTAACTTCTTCCGCACGACAGCCACAGCGCTGCTAGACGGTGACCCTATCGACACCCCAGCGTCTGACGCTTCTGGTGAAAGCTCCCCTGTGTCCATTCTGGAACACGCGGTGGCCTTCGATAAGAAGTTGGTTATCTTCGCCCGTAACGCCCAGTTCATCCTAGGGTCCAATGGGTTCCTCACACCAGCTGAGGCCGAGATCGACCCAGTGACGTCCTTCGCCGCATCCGCTGATTGCCGCCCAGTAACCGCTGGACGCTTCGTGTACTTCCCCTTCGATAGGGACGGTGCCTCAGGTGTCCGAGAGTTCTACGTCGACGGCGCTGCGCAGACTGAAGATGCTCAAGAGGTTACGGCTCACTGCCCAACTTACCTGCCTTCAGGTATCCAGAGCATGTCCGCAAGTACGCTGGAAAATGTTATCATGGCTCGATCCGTTGATACCCCTAACCAGATGTTCGTTTACGAGTATTTCTGGGCAGGGCAGGAGAAGCGTCAAAGTGCATGGAGCCGCTGGGAGTTAGACCTAGAGGATACCATTATGTTCTGCGAGTTCCTTGAGAACGTGGCTTACCTTGTAATCCAAAGGCCTGACGGTATCCACCTTGAGAAGGTTCGCTTCCGCCCAAACCTTACGGACACAGGGTTGGACTACTTCACGCACATAGATCGTCGCATGGACTCCTCGCAGTTCACCCAGACGTACGATGCCATCAATAACGAGACTGTCGTCACTCTCCCTGCAAACGCGCGGGGTGACTATGAGATCGTCACTGTGAAATCCCAAAGTAACCTACATGCTCCCGGCGTTAAACTACCCATTGCTTCCGTTCTGAACAATGAGATCAGGGTGGCAGGGAATGTAGCAGCATGGGACTTCGTGGTAGGCCTACCGTATAAAGCTCGGTTTACGCTGACGCGTCCTTACGCCACTCAGCAGGCCCAGAACGGCACGATGTCTAACACCGAGGCGATCATCAAGGTCAGGGATTATTCCTTGGACTACACAGGTACTGGGTACTTCGACGCTATCTTTTCACCGAAGTTCCGACAGCCGTACAACAAGGTGTTCTCTGGTAGCATCCTAGGGGCCTCCCCTACCGATATTCCAGAGATGGACGAAGGTACATTCCGTATCAAAACTCCGACCAGAAACACTTACTGGTCCCTTTCAATCGAGAACAACTCTCCATTCCCGTCCCGCTTCGTAGCAGGATCGTGGCGTGGACTAATGGAAAGCAAATCTCAACGTGTCTAATATCGAGATCAAACACCCCACAGACGAAGACATTCAGTTCGTCGCAGAGAACCTACGCGTGCCCGATAAGATCGAGTTCGCTGCCTCTACAGGTCGAAGCCCTAAGAGGGCCTTCAAGCGTTCCTGCAAGGCTTCTGATATTCTCTACTGTGCCTACGTAGACGGTACGCCTGTGGCGGTGTTCGGTCTCACTCACCTAACAGGGCGATCAGCTCCATGGTTCATGGGGACTGACGCTCTGGAGGGTACCAAAGTAGCTAAAGCTATGCTGGTAGAAGGCCGTAAGTTCTTCAAACAATGGGCCTCCCAGTACGGAGTTCTGAGTAACCACGCTCACTCCGAGAATGAGCTACATCTAAAATACATTCGAGCATTAGGTTGTGAGCTGCTCGACCCGAAACCGTATGGTGCCTTAAGGTTCCCATTCACTCAATTCATCTATTACCCGTAGGAGGTAATCATGTGCGAACCAACAACAATTGCAATCGCCGCCACGGCTATGGCTGCAACTCAGCAAGTCGTAGGCTTCATGGGGCAAACACAACAAGCTAAGGCTCAAGACGCCACGTACGAAAGCAACAAGGCTAACGCTTTGGCAGCTTACCGGGACGACATTGAAGCTGCAAACTTGAACACCATGGCCGCAAACGAAAACGCTACAGACCAACGCGTTGACCAAGCCCGTGCCGGACTAGCGGCTCGATCCAGTGCCCGCGTGTCTGCTGGTGAGCGAGGCATAGGTGGCCTAACAGCTGCCGCCCTCGAGCGCGACCTAGGGTTCCAGCAAGGTTCCAACATCGCTGCTATCAACCGCAACCAACAACTCGACCAACAACGTTACCGCTTAAGCACCAGAGGGGCAGCTAATGCCGCCGAGAGTCGTATCAATTCGGTACAAAGAGGACGTAAGCCGAGTGTCATCGGTCTCGCAGCTGGCCTAGGTCAATCAGCCCTTAACGGCTACACAATGCAACAAGATTTAACCGCAGCTAAGGCTGCTGCAGAGGATTAAACTTATGTCAGGACAACGATTAGGTCCCCGTCAGGGTATCCAAAGAGGTGGTTTCAGTGGAGGAACTTTTGTAGCTGCTAGGTCGCCCGTACAGGGTAACAGCCTCATGGAGCTGTCAGATGCTCTAGGAACTCTAAACCAAGCAGGTCAAGGTGCCGTACGTGCCCGCCAGAACCGCATAGGTGCCGAGGCCCAAGCTGCTGAACGTAAGGAGCTAAAGGCCGAGCAGGAGGCGCTAGTTGCCAAACGCGAGGCTAAGGAACAGGATAACCTGCTACGCGACGAAGGTGCCAAGGAAGTTGATCTTATCAAAGCGAGGCTCGCTGGTTACAATTCAGAACAGCTAGGTGAGTTCTTCGCCACAGACGAAATGGCCGCTAAGTTCAGAGAAAACAATTACATCTTAGCAGGTCTGGCTGTCCACCAAGGACGCGTTAAGGCTGACGAAATGGCGATTGCCATGGTCGACGCAGGGGTGGATACAAGCGACCCTCAACAGGTCAGTGAGTATCTTAAAGCCAACAGCCCGCAGGATCAAGATGAGTTCTATTCCCGGGGTTTCAATGAGCAGCTCCAGCGCCACCAATCTCAGTTCACTCAAAGCGCTCTTCAAGCTAAACTAATAAAAGCCGACGCTATGCGGACAGAGGCTGCTGGACGTGAGTTCCTGACCATCTATCGAGATACAGGGGACGTACAGGCGGCAGTAGACGCATTAGGGGCCGCTCAGCTCGGACTGACAGGTGCAGAGCAGACATCAGTCCAGATCAACATGCTTCGCGCTGCGGCAGCTAAGGGTGACCTAGCGATGGCCCAAGCCATTGCAAATGCCAGCCGAGGTGATGCCCCGCCTCTGGCAGGTGACGCTAATGTTATCGACGATGTCGCCGCTTTTATCGAGCAGGCCGAGATGCGTCATGAGCAGAATAGCCAAGACGGTTATATTGCGAAGCGTACGGAGTTCTACGACCGGATTGAAGAGGGGACTACTCGCAAGTCACTGGAAGAAGACCCAGAGTTCCAGCAACTCCCTCAGAGCTTCCAGTCGCAGATCATCGAACGGCATCGCGCAAACCGGGATAATAAACGTTCAGAAGCCCGGGCGCAGTATGGGGAGTGGTTCCGGTCGACTAAGAAAGCAGAGGCAGGTTCCGAAGCTCTCGAAAGGCTAATGAATGGTCAGGGTGCCCAGATCGACGACTTCGAAGCTGTAGACCCTGTAACAGGGGGCACAGTGTCCGTCTCTCGTAACCAATTGGTTGAGGAAGGCGTACGCCAGTTCCGACAGCGTTACCTTGGGGACCAACCATTGTCCTTAAAAGGTACTGAAACCGAACGTTACCGCCAGTACACTAATCAACTAGCTAAAGGTGACTTGTACGATCCAATGCTCAAAGGTCACATGGAAGGCTTAGGTGCCCTCCTGACACCTGAGGCTATGCTAGAAGGTGCCGGGGACATATCCCAAGGCTTCACCATTTACAAAAGCATGGACCCAGTCATCGCTCGGCGGTACGTTTCCGACACTCGTACGCGTGCAGTCTTCGAGACAATGGACCGCCTCCAACAACGCAGCCCTGACGCCTCACCTGAGGACATCGCTAGGAGAGCTGTAGCTATCGCAACGATGGATAAACCTCCACTCGAAAACGGCTCTAAGCTAATACGCGAAGCGGTTAAAGGTCTGGAGATCGAAGATCCTCTCAACGACAAAGGGACGTTCCTGTTTCTGTGGGGCGGCGGCTCTGAGGAAGAGACACCCGACGGCCTCTACGCGCAACCGTGGATCGCAGATCGCGCCAACGAGTATTACGCCTTCAACGGAGACATTGGTGCCTCTGTAGAGCAGGCCCAAGCCGACTTCAAGTCGGAGCATACGGTCGTGCGCGGACGCGTCGTCCAGTTACCTAACGGCGCTACGGGTGACCCTCTAATGTCCCGCGAGACGCCTACGAGTTGGGCAACTAAGAGTGAAGCCTTCTTAAACGGTCTCTCCGACCTAGACGAGAGGGAGAACTCCGAAGGTTACTCAATGAACCTCATGGGTGGTAACACGTACCTCGTGACTGACCCTGACGGGGAGGTCCAGTATTTTACTGCAAACCAAATCAGAAGAATGAGCCAAACGGTTCAAGCTCAAGCTGCTGTCGACGCTGCTGAAGCCGAGAGTGCTAAACGTCAAGCCGCTGCTGACAAAGCCGCTAATAGAAGGCGTTCGAAGCGGCAGCAAAAGAAGCCCGATCCGCTCCGACCCTCTACATACCGATAAGGAAACATCATGAAAAATGAAGAGTTCAAGCAGGCCCTCCTCAGGTCTGCCTCCCTTTACGTGGGGGATGTAGACGGGGAAGCCCCACTTGTGGTGGACCCTGCCAAAGAGGTTGACTACCGCGAGAACCCAGACGACCCAGAGGTCCGCGTCGCTAAGACCCCTTGGCTTCGCGCGAGTTGGGCACGGGACATCAACGGTAACAAGACTTGGTTACCTAACGTAGAGTTCCCTAAGATGGGTGAAATAGCCCGCCAAGACTGGCTGGGTGGTAACGTCCTCGACGAGCAATCGGCCCGCTTGGACGCCTTCGGATACACCGAGTTCGGTAACGATCCTAACGCCATCAAAGGGTGGACGCCTGACGCATCGTTGATAATTAAGACGGCTGATGAGTATGGCCTTTCAGAGCGTCACTTCGGGAAGCTGGCATCTGCCCGCTCCGAGGAGGACATGAAGGCTCTAGCGTCCGCCTATCAAGAACGCCAGAACCGAGAGGCACGTATCGCCAACTCCAATACCGGAGTAGGGGGCTTCGTGACCCGTGTTGGTGTCAACGCGTTCGACCCTGCGTTCCTGCTAGCTGGCGGAGGTACTGCCCAGATATTTAAGGTAGGGGCTTCTTCCACCCGCACAGGTAATGCTATTCGAGCTGGCCTAGCAGGCGGTGCAGCTGATGCTCCACTGGAACTCCTGAGAGCTGGTATTGATCCTGATACCTCTGTAGGTAATGCGGCTACGGCTGTCCTCGCCTCTGTGGTACTCTCAGGGGCCTTCGGGGGTCTCCAGAAGGGCGTAGACGCTGACGAGCTTAAAGAGATTGACGAAACCATTGCTGAAGGATTTGAGAACTACCAAGGGTCATCTGTAGGTGCCAAACAGGCTAAACCAGTAATACGCGAAGTTGACCGAACACCTCTAAATGCTCTCGACGACGCTCCTGAGCAGGCAGGCTTCCACATCTTTGGTACGCCTTTGAACTACCTATCCCGCTCTCTAGACGCAGGAACCCGTAAGTTAAGTGACATGCTTTCATGGAACCCTAACACCCGGTCCAGACAAGGCACCACTGCATTCGAAGCGCAGCGCCGTGTCTACGAGAGTGGAGCGGCGTACGTCCGTCAGGCCCGAATGGCCGCTGTGGACTACTTCAATGCTCGCAATGCTCTGGGCCGTACAGGTGCCCCAACCTCCGAACAGCTCGATGAGTTCTTCAAGACAGTGGCGCAGGTTCACGCAGGTGTCCGTAAGTCGGATGATCCTGCAATCAATCGCGCTGTAGCTGCCTACCGGGACGGTTACGAGGATACCCTCAAGTACGTCAGAGATCGCCAGCACGTCACAGGTCGACAGGCTGACGAACTGGAGGAAGGCGATTACCGTGGCATCGACGACTTCAGGGACATTGAGCATGATCCTGCCTACGTCTACCGCCGCTTTAGTGCTGACGGATACAACCGAGTGTCAAACGACCTGAAGGGTCCTAAGGGTGTAGCGTCACGTCTAGCTAAAGTAATCTTCCGGTCCAACCGGGAGTGGCTCTCAGACCTCTCCAAGCGTATGGGTGTGGATGAATACACCTTGGCCCGTAAGATAGCCAACAAGTACATGGAGACGGTGGATGGTTTGACGAACCCTGCAATGCGTAACTCTAACCCTCACCGTCCAGTACGCCAAGGTGACCGTGAAGCTGCCCGTGAGGTTGTTCGCGAAGTCTTCAACGACGGCGCTGAGTTCGCTGAGAACGTAGAGGACGCCATTGAGATGATCCTAGACCTCGTAGCTCCCCAGAAGAAGAAAGCTGCCGACAGCCCTCGCGCTCGCCCTAGGGTGAAGCTCGATCTCGACGCGGAGCAGGATGCTGAAATCCTCGACATGTTCGACTGGAATGCTGAAGCACTCTTCACGACATACCGTAGGCAACTTTCAGGGCACGCTGGGTTACTCCGTGCTGGCTTTAACTCAGTATCCGAGTTGAACGCCGAGATCACTAAGATCAGGAAGAGGTCTTCAGGTGACCCGACCCGCCAAGGCAAGGCTTCCAGAGAGGCCTCGATGCTTGAGGATATGCGCGATGCAATCCTAGGGGTTCCACCTGAGGAACTCATGAAGCGTCCAACTTGGAACTGGGTAACCAATCAGATCAGACGACTGAACTTCGGTAACCTAATGTCGAACACGGGCTTCCTCGCGTTGTCTGAGGTTGCTGGTGTTCTCGTCCGTACTGGTCCTATCCGACTGTTCCGTCAGTTCCCAGAGTTCCGCAGGTACTACAAGCTGGCACGCTCCGGTGATCCTGAGGTGGTCAGCAACATATTCCACCTAGCTGACGTTGTGATGGGACACGGGTCCTCTCAGTTACGCTCTAGGCTCCAAGGCTTTAACAGCAGGTACGAAGGGGACTTTGAGGACCTCATTGACCCTATGTCTAAGGCACAGGAGAAGGTCGACACCTTCACCCGTAAACAAGCCAATACAGTGTCTCGTATGTCCGGCATGGCCCCTCTCCAAGAGTGGCTCCGTATGTCGATCGTAACGGCTGAGGCTCAGGACTTCGTTAAGTTCGCGCGTAAAGGTAAGATGCCTTACAGCGTTCGCCGGATGGCAGCTATGGGTATAGACGAGGATATGTGGCAGCGCATGTCAGCCCAACTCAAGAAGATGGATGAGATCGAAAGCCCTGATACAGGTAAGCCGAGACCTAACTTCGACTTGGACGCGTGGGATGACCCTGAGGCTCTCGACGCCTTCATCAACGCGCTGGATCGTAATGCGCGTAGGGTGGTCATGGAGGGAGACTTGGGTCACCAAGCCCTCTTCATGCGTAACTCCCCGTCAACGACGCTGCTGTTCCAATTCCTCAACTTCCCACTCAATGCAGCTTCTAAACACCTAGGCTTCGCCTTCAACGTAAAGGACACGCGAGCTGTCGCGGAAGTCCTAGCGATGTCTATGGGTGGCAGCTTAGGTTACATGGCGCGGGTTCGTGCGCAGGCTGAAGCTATCGCCGATGAAGAGGAGCGAGAGAAGTTCCTCGAGGAGCGGTGGACTATGGCGGAAATGGGTAAAGCCTCTTTCTACTATTCAGCCCACGCCTCTCTAATACCGAACGCTATCGACCTCCCGCTGTCCGCGCTGAATTGGGCGGGCTTCGATGAGGTATCACCTCTATTCTCTAAATCTAGGGCATCCGGCCTCGCCGGGGACCCTTTCTTGGGCAATGCTACCCGATCACGTTTCTATTCAATGCTCCGAGCAACCGGAGGTCTCTTTACGGACCAACCGGGAAGTGAGGAGGATGTGAAGAAATTCGTGACCGCATGGGCACCCATGGGAAACCACGTACTAACCCAAGCATTCCTCAACCGCACCCTCGACTGGTTGCCTGAGGAAGAAGAAGAAGAAGACTAGCGTCCCCGAAAGGGGGCGTTAGCCCACCTTTCAAGGAAAACAACATGGCGTTATCATACGCAGTATACCCTGCCGATGGCACTACTACACAATTCGACCTGACCTTCGGTTACCTCCGAAAGTCCCATGTGTTCGTATTTGTTGACGGCGCGCTAGTCGGTTTCAAATGGGTCAGCCCTACAAGGGTAGAATTGATTACAGTACCTGACCCAGAGCAGTTCGTGCGCATCCAGCGCCTCACTGATAGGTCCTCACGAATCACTGACTTTACTGATGGTCAAACTCTGCTTGCCGGGGATTTGAACGCTGGTGACCTACAGAACTTCTATATCCTACAGGAGCTTCTCGACCAGATCGTCGATGGCGTCCTCACAGGTGCCGTTCCTGTCCTAGATAATGGGTCAGGGTACATCACTGAGCAATGGATCAGCGAGCAACTTAATGGTAGCCTAGAGCAGTCCGCAGCACTGACCGAGCTATCCAATCGGATTATCGCTGAGGAAATCGCCAGAGCGCAGGCAATCGCCACCGAGGCCCAACAGCGCCTTGATGGTCTGGCCGCAGAGGCAGCCGCCCGTGCTGATGCCATTCTCGCTGAAGCTAATGCGAGAGCCGCTGCAGTGAGCGCACTGGCCTCCGACCTGACTGGCGAGGTGACTACCCGAGCCTCACAAGTAGCTGCCCTAGGTAGTGACTTAGCGGACGAGACAACCGCTCGTGTTCTAGGTGATGATACGCTCAACGCCGCTATCGTGGCCGAGAGTACGGCTCGACAGAGTGACTCTGAGGCTTTCGCTACTACCCTTACAGGGATAGTGACGCGACAGGACGATACTGATGCAGCGGTACTAGCAGAGACAACTGCCCGGTCCACAGCTGATGACGCGTTATCGCAACTCCTAACAGTCCTAACGACCCGCGTGGGAGGCGCTGAGGCTGACATCGTCAGTGAGCAACAGGCTCGCACAACAAGTGACACTGCGATAGCAAGCGACGTAACCCTTCTAACGACCCGAATGGGAGACGCTGAGGCTGACATCCTGTCAGAGCAAACAGCGAGAGCTGATGCTGATACAGCCATCGCAACCGATGTGTCCGGTCTATTAACCCGTATGGGAGACGCTGAGGCTGGCATCGTATCTGAGCAGACGGCGCGATCCACCGCAGATAGCGCTCTTAGCTCTAGTATCACTGCATTAACCTCGCAAGTTGACAATAACGCTGCTGCGGTAGTTTCAGAGAGTGCAACTAGAGCTGACGCAGATAACGTTCTTGCGTCTAGTATCACCGCATTAACCTCACAAGTTGACGATAACTCTGCTGCGGTAGTTTCAGAGAGTGCGACCAGAGCTAATGCAGATAACGTTCTTGCGTCTTCTTTAAACGCGCTAACTGTGCGTACTTCAGATGCCGAAGCTGACATAGCGTCAGTCGAACAGGCTATCGTAGATGAAACCTCGGCACGTGTTAACGACATTGCTGTGGCCACCGCTGCTACTGCGGCAGCGCAAGCTGATGCCACGAATGCCCTCTCTCTAGTAGCCACCGAGGAATCCTCACGGCTTACTGAGGTCTCCCGTTTAGACGTGCAGTTTAAGCGCGGTGAAACCTCCATAAACTTACTCCGCAACGGGCACTTCACGTACGACCCTGTGGGCACCACTGGAACACCTTCTGGGTGGGCTGCTTGGGCTGGGAACCCCTTCATAATAAACCAAGACCCTGACAACCCTGACCGTGCGGTTTTGCACATGGACGCAACGTCCGCCTTCCCCGGCTACGGAATACAACAAAACATTAGAAATGTAACCCCGGGCGCTACCTACGTAGTAACCGCAAGGGTTAGACGACTGGGGGGCACCTTCGCCGCTGCGGGCGTTCACATACAATTCCGTGACGCTTCTCAGCAAACTATTTCTTCAGCTAACCTCTACTTCGCTGCTGACGGGAACCTTGAAGGAGCTGACGCCCTGACGCCTGACGGCGTAGTTACCTACTCGAAAACCGTGACAGCTCCCGTAGGGACGGTACACCTAAATGTGTACTTAATGGCGGCGTGGACTGGCTATGGGACCAATACTGGGTGTCAGATAGATTGGCTGGAGGTGTCGGTAAAGGCAGCTGATGTAATAACTGAGACCGCACTCAACGCCCAAGCCACCGCTGCCAACGCTACGGTTCTCATTGCCAATGAGACGGCTGCGCGGGCTACCGAGACGAGTACCCTAGGTGCCCGTCTAGATACAGCCGAAGCTGACATAACGTCAGTCGAGCAGGCTATCGCAAATGAGACGTCTGCCCGGGCGTCTGCGGTGAGTGCCCTAGGTGCCCGCCTAGATACAGCCGAAGCTGACATAACGTCAGTCGAACAGGCTATCGTGGATGAAACTTCGGCGCGTGTTGACGACATCGCTGCGGCCAATGCCTCTACTGCGGCAGCGCAAGCTGATGCCACGAATGCCCTCTCTCTAGTAGCCAACGAGACGGCTGCTCGAAGCACAGCATTCAATTCTTTAGACGCTCGCGTTGTTTCCTCATTATCTAACGATGCGGATTTCATAAAGAACCCCAGCGCCGCTTACGGTACAGTCGTAGGTTACTCGGGGAACAGGACTGGAAGGAACGTAGGGGTCACTATAGCAACAGACAGTGGCGTACCTTCGGGAGCTGCGTTTTCTAGGGCTGGTACCGACACCTACGTACACAAACCCGGGTATGGCGTAGGTGCTAGTGACCTAGGCTGGTACAAAGAAGGTGGGTGGGGTGGTACATCTATACGTATACGTGGGTGGTTTAAAACCCCCGACCCTTCTAGGTTCGCGGAAGTAGGCGTACACCTATTCGACACCAATTTTCTAAACCCGGCTTGGCCTCGAGTACCTGTTAGTGCAGCAGCAGTGACCGACTGGGTATGGCACGACGAGGTGTTTCTAATATCTCCCAGTTATACTCAGGAACTGATGATGCCCTTCATACGGTGTTCTGGGTCTGGTACCAACTTAGT